TTCAATAGTATAATAAATATCAGTTGTTTGCATTTGATACCCACCTAAATCAACGTATTTTAATTTTGCAACATTTTCATAACCTGCTGCTGCAAATAATAACATTTTTGTTTCTGTTCCTGTTGAAGATGCAGGTGTGTTTCCTCCGTATGTCGAAGTGTTTGGAAGATATATTTGACCTGTGTAATTGCTTAAAGTTGCATCAGGGACTTCACTATAGAATTTATAATTTATTGCTATAGGACTTGTACTAAAGTAAGTGCTTGATTCATTTAACCAAGAAATAGTTCTGTAATCTCCAACACCTGTTAAGTGAGCAATCATTCCATTTGTGTCATTTGGTTGTGTTGTGGTATATGGAATCTTACTTAAAAACTTTTGAAATGGTGCATCTGTATTTGGAGCATATAAATCTGCATCAAAATTCATTTGGTCTTCCCATTCATTAGAATAATTAATTATTGGTAATAATATACTTATATTTTGTGCAACTTTACTTATTGTGCCTGTAGCAGTTGTAGAATACTCTTCATAAAATTGTAACCCTATTAATTTTAAAGTACCTGTGTTTTTACTTATAGCAAAATCTACATTAGAGCCTGTTGATGGGTTAGGAATGTTTCTTGGCATTAAGTGTATAGAATTATAAGATACTGCACCTGTAACTGTATTAGCTATCTTGTTTGATACCTCTATGTAATTCTTAACTATCCTTTCAATATTAAAGTGTGCAGCTCCTGCATTGTTTTTTGGTTGCTTTAATGTTGCAACTATACTTCCATCTATAACAACCTCAACGACATATCTAAAGTTGAATGTTGATGATGTGTCGCTAGTTGTGGTTATTATCCAATAGTTACTTCTAGTTCTAGTTGTTGCCATTTTGTATTTCGTCTAATGTAAATTTCATGAACTTATCAAAGTCAAGCATATATGCCCTTTTGATATCTTTAGGTAGTTTCTTGTATGTTTGTTTAAATGCTTTTGAGTAAAAACTGTTTCCCTCATAACCAAATCTGTTAATTTTTCTAGCAACTAAAAATGCTATTGACCTTTGTTGTTGTGTCTTATTTTTCCATGCCTCGTATTGTCCTCTACTATTTCTTGGTCTTAATCTCTTTCTTTTAACCCACTCAAGTATGTTTTTGTAAACTACTCCACCTTGTGATGTGTTCGATTTACCTCTACCCTTTTCTATTTGCTCACCATAGTTTTCGTAATTAAACTTTAAAGAAAAAGCATTGAGAGTAACTGCCACATCATAGTCAAGAGATTTCAAAAGTTTACCTGTGTCAACTCCTCTTTTGCTTATGATTAAATTTGCACCTGCTACCTCAATAGTTCTTTGTCCAAATTTCTTTAATGCTTTCTCAAGATTTTCTCCTTTAAATTCCATTACCTAGTCATTGGAGAATCACAAGCAGAGTTATGTGCTTGTACAGTTATATTAAATGTGCCTTTCCAACCACTAAGTAAGTTTTCAAACCTATCTGTAAATGGTTCACAAGACAATGATTCAGGCATTGTTATGCTTTGATTAACTGCTGATGTACTTGAAAAACTACCTGTTCTAAACTCTCTATATATATCAGCTAAGATTAGAAATGTTCTGTTCAATGTAAGCTCATTATCCTCTCCGTCAGCATTAACTAAATCCATAACAAGCAAATCAAAGGTAAATGTGAAAGTTGTTTTGTTGATTGATGCACCTGTTTCAATTAAATGAACTTTTGTAAATACATCTTGTGTTTCTAAATCTGCTTCAAAGATATCACCTGTTGTAAATGTTCTTACTTGTTGGTGTTGTTCACAAATCTTTTTAAATGTGTTTACTATGTCGATGTAGCTTTTCATTTTGCTTTTTTGTTTACTCTATTTCTATCTTTGATATATGCAATGTATGTCAATGTTTCATTTATGTTTAGTTTAGTAACTGCACCCATTTTTAAGATGTCATCATTGCAAAGCATCATGAGTACAGAATACCATCCCCACCTTTGACCGAACTTAGCACTTCCTTCACTTTCTGCTCCTCCTGCAAAGACTCCATTGTGCCTCTCAAATAATCCTTCCCTAAACGATAAAAAAAAACCAAGCAACTTTGAGCAACTGATGCTGGCATTTTCTCTTTAAATAGCTTTGCTCTATATTCTATCTTAGCATCATACTCCTTAATCAAATACTTTCCCTCGCCTTCTGTTGTAACTTCTCTGTAAAGGATAGCCATAACTTGGTGTAGATTCTTATCCATCTCTTTGCATAACATATCAATGTCCATGAACTCACCTGTTGAGATGTTTTGAATGTCAGGATTAAATCCGTATTTCACTCCATCTAAGACCATCAATTTAATTAAGGATGTTTGTGTGTTAGTCATTGCACATAGCTTCTGATACATCACCAAAAGGTCTGTCACCTTAATCCTATCTATATTATCATCATTGACATTATCGACTAGCAACTTAATAACCTTCTTTGCCTTATCAATCTCTTCAATCTCTAGCTTCTCAATATCTGCTAGCTGCATCATCTGTCCAAGATTAATTTCGTTCAAGTCTTGTGGAATTATTACCTTCATACTATTAAATAGGTTTAAGTTGTTATTGTATAAAAATAAAAAAACCCCTGCCGTTAAGCAAGGGTTGAACTAGGTTAAAGGAGCATTATGCTCCTTGTTTACATTGTTCGATTCTTTTTTTAACATTCATCAAAGTTTTAAATCTTTCGGTGTTGCAACCACTCATGGTAATGTTGCTTATTTGCATTTCAATTGCAAAACCTAATGCTTTCAATTCTTCTTTTGTTAATGTAATTCCTTTAGTGTAAGTTGTCATAATGTGTGTTTTTAGTTGTTTTGTTTGTTTGTTGAGACAAATATAAAACTTTTTTTCACAATACCAAATACAATATGAAAATATTTTACTTTATATCTAATATTTTTTTTAATTGTTTTACAACAACCATTTGATTGTGATAGGCAAATGATGCTCGTTCTATCTCTTCATCACTTATCATTGTGCCATTAGCTACTCTGTTAAAAGATTCCCATCTTTCTTCTAGGTCTGCTATATATACCTTAATCTCGTTAATATTTTTTTCGTTTCTTACTGCTGACATATCTATGCTTTTAAAAATATAAGAGGGACGCAAACGACCATGTTTTAAAATCCCCCTTATATTACCCTCGATGTAGCACTCAAGCAGCTTACTCTCTTATAATAAATCTTTTGACTCTCACATCTATAAGACTTAAAAGACAAATATAATACTTTTTATTTAATTGCGTACCTTCCAATGTTAGGTCTTGACTTTGTCATAATAACTGCATACCTAATTGCATCAATACCATGATTGTAATTGTCAACAGGTTTGTTTATTAAGTAACCATTCTTATCCTCTTGCCACTTATAACTGTTAAACTCGTTTATTAAATTACTGCTCTTGCTTGTCACCTGTAGATTGTACCTCTTCAATAAATCTATTCCTATGTTTATGCTATCTTTTCCTTTAGATGCAGGTTTAATATTGAATCCTAATCTATATATTTCCTCGATTGATTTAGGCTCTGCAGAATCTCCATAAATAGGTCTTCTTCTATCAACTCCGAAATTGTGTAAAGACTTAGCAATGTCCTGGTTAGTAAGTCCTCGTTCATATATTAATTCGTTAAATATTAATGTTCCTTCATGTTCATATACTTCTATCAATGCAGTGGGGTCATTTGTATAGCCAAAATCTAAACCAATTGCGACTTCTTTAGCATCTGTTGGTATTGTTCCAATGACCTGCACCTTATTAAATATAATTGATTTGCTAAAACCTCTCTCGCCTAATCCGTAAATTTTCCAATACTCTTCATCGGTATCTTTCAACCTTTCAATCTCATTTGCTAACTCGTCAGCTAAAAATGGATTATCAAGGTATGTTGATTTAATAAACGTACAGTCTTCTCTGCCTATAACCTTATCATAAATCCAATGATGTGTGTCTGAGGGATTGTAATCAATGTAAACCTTTTCCTCTGTTCTTATAATTAATTGAAAAAAATCCTCCCAAGTGAGTTCATTTGCTTCATTACAGAACAAGTAGTTTCTTTTTGTTCCCCTTTTCTTTTGTGGTTGGTCTAGTGATATAAACTCAAAGGAGTTACCATTGAGCATATAGGTGTGGTCAGATTTGTTGTGGTCTGCTTCGTTATATAAATTTAGGTTGTTGAGTATCTCAAAAAAATCCTTCATCACAGATAGCTTCAAACTAGGTAGAGATTTTCTAACTATGCTAAATCGTTTACCTGATGACTCAAATGCTTTAACGATAAGTAGCTGACAAAGTGAGTAGGTTTTCCCTGACCGAGTACCACCTTGATTTACTACTATCTTTGTAGAGGCATTGTAATTCCTCTCAAAAACATTACTCGTCCTTATCTTTAGACTTGACAATCTCTATCTCTATTTTATTAATTTTTTCGCCTTGTGTTGTTACATCAATTAATTGCCTTTCATTTAAACCTAACTGTGTTTTTGCTGCATGAATAACAACGCTAGGCACTTTATCTTTAATGCACTCGTAATACTTAGACCTTATAAAATCATGTTCTATAGATTCAACCTCTTTCACTTGCTTTGCAAACTCCTCATCTTCTTTTAGCCATCTATAAAATGTAGTTCTACCTACATCAGCAGATTTCAATGCAGTTGTAACAATTCCTAATGAACTGCTTAATGATTTTAGCATTCTCTTTTTAGCTTCTTGTGTTCCGATTTGTTCCATATCGTTTCATATAAACATTGTGTATTTCTTTTAATTGTTTCTTGTGTTTTGTTTTATCTCCATATTTAATATGACAGGGTCTACAGACTGCTTGCAGGTTCTCAATGTAATCTTTTGTCTTGCTTCCTCCCATACCTCGAGCATCTATGTGATGTATATCATCAGCAGAAGAAAAGCAAACCTCACATTGAATGTAATCGCTTACATCAAAGCCAAAGTATTCCAAGTATATTTTTAAATGTTTCGTCATTTTTTTGTATATTAGTCTTATATATGCGATGAAAGTGTTATTGGTTACACGCTAAGCTTCCAGCTTAGAATTGGAGTTCAAATCTACCTCATCGCTCAAAGCCCTTCTCTCTTGGAGGGTTTTTTTTGGGTATGGTTTTTTTAAAATTTCACAATCTTTTTTTATTTTTTTTGTTATTGGATAAATATATCTATACTTACTACTACCTTGTCTTATAATTGTTCCTTTAGGTAATTTATCTTTAGCCCTACTACCATTTATTGAACCAACTGTTCTCGGGTGCATCCACCTACCTTTTATGTAGTATTCTTTATCTCCTTTAAATTCTCCAGTATAAATCCAATTTGTAGCTTGATAAATAATACCTAAATGTTTTTGACCATTATCAGCAAAAGAAATAATTGCCTTAATTAATGGTAAATCTTTTTTAATTAATTTTAAACTTAATGATAAAACTTTACTTGTAATTTCTTGTTTACCATTTAAAGCCATTCTAACTAATTCAACATACTGACCTTGATTTAATTTTAATTGTTTACCTAAATTATTAGATGCACCACTTCCGTATAGAATTACTCCACACCATTCATTTTTATCATTAAATACTGAATAACCAAATACATTAACCGGTACACTTTTAGCATAATGAAAGTTTAAACAAGCATATTTTATTGCTTTATATGATGCTTTTTTTAATATCATAATTCGCCTGCACTTACACTAAAGAATGCACCTTTATACTTCCTATCAATTAATTCTTGTATATCTATTTCTGCTTTCTGTAATTCATCAACATTATTAAAAGTTATTTTAATTGTTGCAGGTTTGTTTTTTTCATCATCTGTCAAATCGTCAAAACTAGGTTCCTCTTCATCATAAACTTGGCCAAACTCATAAGGTTGGAATCCCCAATCTTTTAGAGAATCCATATTAAAATAGTTAGCCAACATATCAAAATCAAACTCCCCTGTATTTTTATTTAGCCTAACATTTAACTCCATCTCAGCAGCTTCATCAAGCTCGACCTCAACAGTTGGTATTGTATCGTTTCCTAAATCAAACCAAACTTTACATCTTTGATGTCCTCCTACAATTATATCCTTTCGCATAGGGTTAGAATTAATTACAACAGGCTCAACACAACCAAATGTCTTCAACGACTTTTTAAGCTGCTTGTATTGCTTATCTGTTAATTGTCTTGGGTTGTACTCAGCAGGATTCAACTCTGAGATTTTTCTTTGCTTAATCTTTATAGGCTTCATATACTTCTTTTAAATCGTTTACTGTTTGCTTTACACAACTTGCACAACCTGACACCTTTTTATTCATTCCAAAGATGTCGTTGTATATGTTAGTCAAGTTCATGTTTTGCTCATGCGTTACTCTATCACCCTCAATACCTTCAAACACTCTTTTAAGTATTGACAATTGGTCTTTAGTAATATCTGTTTCTCTTCCCCATTTATCTATTGGGCCTTTCTCT